GTCGTCGTCCGGTGATACGCAGAGCGAATATCGGCTCAACGATTCGGGTACCCTGTACGTTTTGCGTACCGGGCATACCTTCAATCGCAGGAACCGCGTCTTCGCTCGATTGTCGAGAGACGCCTATGTCGCCGACCCCATCGTTCCGGCCCAGAATCTTCTCGCTGGGTCCGTTGTGACGTTGTCGATTGACTGGGCGTCGATTGGTGTTGCTCCGTCGGATGCGCAGAACCTTGCCAATGCCATGACAGCATGGGCGAGCTCCGCGCAGCTGCTGAAGCTCATCAACGGGGAGACCTAGCGTCTCCCTCCCTCGTGACTGTGGTACGCTAGACTAGGATTGGTTCCAACAGGAGTTGGTCCAATGAATAGCCTAGTGCATAGACTTGTGTCATCCCTAATCGCTGATTTAGCGAAAAGGGTGGGTGCCACCGACACTCTACGTGACATAAGTACAGTCACGCAGAGAACCAAAAACGAGGGAGATAGTTTCTTAACTATCACCCTTCCGTCTTTTTCTTCAGACTTCGAAAGAAGTCTGGAGAATGGACGGATCGATCCTACTTCTTTTCCTAACTTTAGGAAGTTAGGCAGAGGAAGTTGTGTACCCGCATTTCTACAGGAACACATGCTCGATGTTTTTGGTAAAGATGGGAAGATACTCGACGAACCAAATCCTAGATCTATCTTTGCGATTAGGCAGATATGCCTCTTCGCAAAAAAGATCAAAAGAGATTGTACGGATAGCCGTAAGGATATCGCGTTACAAAAGTTCATCGAGATCGATGAGGAAATCAAAGATGTCAGTTCTACTGCCATCTTTCGTACTTTCACGAAAGTCTCAGGTATCGTTTCTAGCGATATCTTGGAATACTCCTTCTATGAAGAAGTCATTCCGACTCATAGTGGCGGTACGACATCGGAAGGGACTTTAGGTAACCAGAAGTGGAGACCTAAATGTTGGCCCTTGAGACTTGAGAAAAGTTTCCCTTTCTCAGAATTTGGAGTCGGTAGTCTTAACAACTATAACTCCACCGATGTTGACTTCCTTGACCCAGAACGAGAAGTTCCAGCAAGGCTGGCTCTCGTTCCAAAGACGCTGAAGACACCACGAATTATCGCTATTG